ATCCGAACCCCCTTTCAGGTCACAATGTCCCTACGCTCCTGGTTAGACAGGCTTACTACGGGCGAGTTCCGCTTGGCGTGTCATCCCGACAGGCTCAAGCTTCGTAAGTTCGGTGACATGACAATATCATGGGGCTGTATGGTGATAAGGTCAGTTTTTGTAACAGGACAAAGTTTATTTGGGAGAAGATATGGCAACTGTTGATGATTTGATGAAGACTGTTACAAGATTAGGTAACGATGCTCTGGTAGCTCAAGCCCGATTTGCGTTGGAGTCCGCCGGGATCTTTCTAACTCCTGATATGTGTAAGGCAGCTTTTTGTGCAGCAGCGCACATTGTCGAGCTTGCGGAGCGTTCTTATGACGTGAACTCGTTGACGGCAGGCGAAATGGTCGCTACGCAGTCGGTTGGTTCGCTTGCAATGCAGATTTGGGCCACCCTTCACGATCTGACATCGGGCAAAGACCTTATATGACGATGCGTAAAGCGTTTGATGACGCAGATGACATCATTGAAGGTATCAAAGGTCGCCGTCCCACCCAGTCGAAGCCCACTAAAGTGGTGGATGACTTAAATGGAGTGGTAATTATTTCTAAAGGCGAGGCTCAACAAGCCAAAAGAGCGCACCGTGCAGCCGACATTGAAGAAGTTCGGGTCAAAAAGGTGCTGGAAAAAGAAGAACGACGCAAGTCTGCCGAACAATTAAAGGTGTTGGGGCAAGATTTGCTCGCTTCAGGGGTCGCATCGCGTGAAATACTCCCCAAATTGGCGCAATCCATCATTGTTGACCTCGGTTTACGCCTGGTTAGTAACGAATGGGAGATCAAGTCAGCCGAAGAAGCTACTAAGGTGGCAAAGATTTGGTATGACATCCTCAGGTTGGAGTCAGGTCAAGCAACAACGATCAACGAGAACCGTACCGGGAATCCCGAAGACCGTCTGTCACGCTTAGAGGAGTTAAGATCAGAAGCGAAAGCTCGTGTCGAAGCAGGCTTACGAGCAATAGGGGATGGACAAAGCGGATGACAACTAAACCTGACCGTTTATTGACACAGAACAGCGAGTTACGCAAGGTCGGTGTGTGGAACTGGACACTCCCAGCGCACACTTTGAAACTTACGGACGGCTCCTGGTTCAACACTTGCCCGAACGCTGGTGCTTGTGGCCGTGTTTGCTACGCCAAAATGGGAACATACCTATTCTCTAACGTGCGCCGTCGCCACCTACAAAACCTTGAGTATGTACTAGAGCATTCGGCTTCTTGGTATTTTGCAATGATTGAAGAACTTGAAAATAAACGGTTCCGCCCAACAGGTAAACCACATGACCTTCCGCATGACGAAACCGACGAATGGTTGCATAATTGGATTATTAATGGTGGTCGAGCCGTCAGAATCCATGACGCAGGCGATTTCTTTGATGACAATTATTTTTGCGACTGGATAGACATTGCCATGAGCCATCGTGACATTTTGTTCTATGCGTACACCAAAGAAGTACAAATGATTAAAGGTGGTTTCTTGCCTGACAATTTGCGTATCGTGTTCTCCTACGGTGGCAAACAAGACCACCTGATTGACCGGGAAACAGACCGTCACGCCGATGTCTTCCCCACCAAAGAAGCATTAGAAGCAGCGGGATACTTCGACCAGTCAGACAACGACCTACTTGCCGTCGTTGCACCAAGCAACAAGATCGGAATCGTGGCTAACAACCTTCCAGTCGCTAACAAGCGGTTTGCGGGTCGCACCATGAGCGAACTACAGGAGAACTAATGCCCGAACTAAACGCCAACATACCTGCCATCGAATGTTATGTACGAGGCAACTATCTACGCAACCAGGTTGACTCACACGACCAATACTTCCCATGCATGATCTTCGGTGTGGCCTCAATGCAGGGTCGGTCACCGTTATTCCACTTCTTGATGGAAGATGGTGGTGTTTGGTGGAGAATGCCCATATCAGCGTTCTGTGCCGAACCAGGCGTACCCGAAGTGGATATCCACGACCTAGTGCTTTGGAACTCGTTCAGTTCACAAATCTCTGTTACAGAGTTTGAAGCGATGCGCCATATGCGAATGACCTATGTTGCTCGATCAGGCGAATTCGTGAACGGCAAATACCTGTTCACTCTTGACTGGCATTCCCCCGAAGCCAACACAATCAACGTAGGTTTCAGCGAAAACCCCGGTCAACACAAATGTGGCCATGTAATCCTCAGAGACGACGGCAACTACGCCATCCAACCAAACAACAGAGTCAGACTGTTTGACCCGTCATTCACCACTAAACACGGCACTCTGATCGAAAGACTCATCAACACTCGCCTATGGGATGTCGAAGACGCAGATAAGTGGCGCACCTCAGACGACGACAGGTATGAGTACGGTATTGACACCGAATGAACTTCCTATCTGACGACGAGTTCGGTCAGCTCACCGGGGCTGAACAAGACGAATATCTACGCCTACTAGAGATCGACTTACAAGCATGGAAACTTACAGGCAACAAACGCCAAGAGAAAGCCCACGCCCTCGTCAAGAAAGTTGACTGGCTTCTCTACGGTGGTGCAGCTGGTGGTGGCAAATCCGAACTGCTCGCCTACCACGCCCACGAACTATCAGCCAAATATCCCGGTCACCGCACACTCCTAGTCCGTACCGCACTCCCCGAACTACGACGATCACTCATCATCCGATCCCAAGTCCGATACGCCCAACTAAACGTGGATGCAGCCCTACGATCCATTGACAACGTTAAAGCCTGGTGGTACGGCAACGGATCAGTCATCGAATACGGATTCTGCGCCCGAGACGAAGATGTAGGTCAATATATGTCTGCCGAGTACGACTTCATCGGTTTTGACGAAGCAACCCAGTTCACCCCCTACCAAATGCTTATGATGTCAGGCCGACTCCGAACCAGCCGAAAAATGACTGCGCTAGGCGTAAGAACCCACGTTATGTTCGCAACGAACCCTGGCGACCGTGGACATACGTTCCTATACAAAATGCTGGTACAACCCACCCAGCACGGCAAATACGCTGTTGTCTACGATGTGCGCGACGGATTTGAGAATCCCGATGTAGTACGCCGAGTCGAACTCCCCGACGACCCAGCAGAGATAGACAAACTAGAAATACCCCACGACCCCACCGACCACCTCATCGTCGCGTTCGTACCGTCAACCGTGGACGACAACCCCCACATTGACCCCACATACCGCAAGCACCTATCCATGCTCCCCGAAACAGAACGCAAACAAAAACTGTTAGGCGACTGGGACACCTTCACCGGGCAATACTTCTCCGAATTCAACCGAGACGTACACGTCGTCGCACCATTTGAAATCCCGGCAGAATGGCCACGCTACCGAGGAATCGACTTCGGAACAGCAAACCCCTACTGCTGCCTATGGGGAGCCTGGGATCCAGCCGACGGAACCTGCTACGTCTACCGAGAGGCATACCAAAAAAACCTCACCGCAGCACAACAAGCCATGCAAATCAAAGAAATGTCCAAAACCAGCGACGGCAAAAACGAACGCATCACCGCCACCGTCATTGACCCATCCACCTACAGCAACGTCCAAGGCTTAGGACAAACCGTCGCAGGCGTATACAACTCACTAGGAGTCTCCACCAGCCGAGCCAAAAACGCCCGTATCTCAGGATGGCAAAACGTCCACCGCTACCTACAACCAGGCGTTATCAACGATGAGCCAAAATTAAAAATTTTCTCTACCTGCGAGCATCTACTTCGTACCCTGCCCGCAATGCGCCACGACAAAACCAAAATTGAAGACATAGACACCGACGACGAAGACCATGCAGTAGACGCACTTCGCTATCTGCTAGCCTGCCGTCCGTACAATGAAATCACCCGCAAACATAAACACGCCACATATGATGCAGAGGGTAGAGTACAAAGGTTCATGGAGAAGTTGGACAAAACAAAAAAGCGGAGATGGTAATGAGAATCGTTGACAACTACAATTATTTGCCTGGTTGCTGTTGGATCTGTCGAGGGGTCGCAAAGCCCATCATTGACATGGAACTAGACCTAGACGGACATAACCATCCCGATGACGCGAACCCGTCAGCAAACACCCGTCTTTATATTTGTGCCGACTGTGCGCTAGAACTAGCTCGCATGGTTGCACCAGCCCGCGCCGTAGAAATGCGTCGCTTCGGAGAATTCGCAGCAATGGAACGAGTCGCCAAAGAAATGGGTGACCGAGCCGAAATAGCAGAAGAACGCCTTGCCTTGATCGCAGGAGCAATCGTGGGTGTAGACTCACAACCTGTAGAGCAGGCAGGCCCTACAAGTCAACTCGACGAGGATGACCCGCAGTCAGGCTCCGCACGGCCCGAAGTTGGATCACCCCTTTCCAGCAGACGCGGTCGTCCTCGTCGGGAAGACACCCCCAAACCCGAAATTAATACTGATTTCGTTGGTGACCTGTGATTATCGCAGCCCTCAGCCTGGTCGCACTATCGGGCATAGTGGTCATCTTGTTACGCGAGAACCGTAGATTGACTAATCTATTGTTGGCAAAGAATCCTTCAGCTGTCATCGCAGCCGAAAAACATTCCAAGCCAGTCAAGAAAGAACAAGTCGATCCCCGGTCACGCACAGCGTGGCAATCACCAACTGAAGGCGTAGGGCCATGAAACCTTGGGAACCACCCAAACCAACAGATGTCATTGACCTATGGAACAAGGCTGACCGTTATCTGTTAAAAGAACGACGCGACTACTGGATGAACGCATCCTACAACAGCGGTCAACAATGGATTTGGTGGGATCAGACCCGCAACATCGTCCAAGAACTGGACTACGCGAACGACAACGAACGGTACACGCGTATCACCGTTGACAAGTTTGGGCCTCGCACAACAAACCTTCTATCCCGCATGAGCCGATCCCCACTCGTATGGGAAATTGAGCCATCAGGAACAGACGACGCATCAGCTCGTCGCCAACGTCTACAAGAACAACTTCTCCTATCGGAAGCCACAGAACAAGACTGGGCTGAAATCCGTGAAGAACATCTTCTTCAAGTTCTCTATGGTGGATCGGCAGCTATTTCTGTCGAATGGGATCCTCAACTAGGCAAGATTGTTGCCACCGACCCCGTGACCGCTATCCCGAT